ATGCAACAAATTAAATCAATACACTATCTTCGAGGGATAGCAGCTTTTTTAGTGGTTGGCTTCCATGTAAGAAACAACTTTAATGATATTTACCCCATTAAAAACCTTGGTGACTTCATGTTTATGAGTGGAGCATCAGGTGTTGATCTGTTCTTTATCATCAGTGGATTTATCATGATGTACTCTACAAGCATCAAAGTAACTCCCTCTGATTTTATAGTGCGACGAATATTTAGGATATTCCCTCCTTTTCTGTTTTTATTGACTGCGTTGTATTTTTTATACCCGGACTTTAAAACAGAGCATGTGATGAGATCAATATTTCTAATACATAGCGATTATTCATCTGATGCGCCTTTCTTTGGTTATAACACCTTAATACCAGCATGGACACTCACTTATGAAGTATATTTTTATTTAATATTTGCTATTTCTATGACCCTCTCGCAGAAGTACAGAGGCCTCATATCCATTATCGCATTAGTCTTACCGGTAGTCCTCCTGCAACTCATCATCAATGGTGACTTAGATTTGTATGGTGCTGCGACGGCTGAACTGGATAAAACAAACCCACTCTACGGGTTCGTACGGTTTGTTTCATCGCCCATGATGATTGAGTTTTGCTATGGGATTATATTTTACTCATTATCAAAATATTTAAAGAACATTCGCCACTATGAATTAATCGCTTTTGCCAGTATTTCATTTTTCGTTTGCTCATATCTTTCGTGGTTCAGATTTTTCCATGGGCCAATAAACTTTGGATTATGGGCGCTGATATTGATCCTGGGAGCATTAATTTATGAGTCAAACAAACAATTAAAAAATATCCCGTTATTAACATTTATGGGGAACATCTCTTATTCACTGTATTTAACACAGGGCGTGGTTCTGACAGTGTTAAATCATTATGAACCCTACATTCCAATCTACAGTTCTGGAAAAGGATTCGTGCGCTTTGTATTCTCTCTTAGCACTTGTATCGTTGTCGCTTACTTCATCTATCATTACATTGAATACCCATCTATTCAGATAGGTAAAAAGTTTACGCAGATGATAAAGAGAAGAAAACTGTCACTTGCTTAACAACAGCCGCCCAGGGCGGCTTTTTGTTACAGGCTGATCATCAGGCGCCGGAAAGGATCCTGGCGCCATCGCAAAGCACTTGGGGCGTTTAGCCACATAGAGTGTTCGTCGTGTCGGCAATGCTTGCTAACCGAAAACAATCAGCAGTAGATGTGATTACGTCTTACAGATTAGGTATCAGAAAACCTAAACCTGCATACTCATCATATGACTGTGCATTTTTTATAAACGGTAAAGATCGCCCAAGAGCGCATTAAACATCAGTCGATTGCAGCCGTACAAAATCTCATGCACCTAAGTTCTCCTGACATCGGGAGTCCAAATATGCCCCATCCATGCCCCATTGTCCCATCACACCACCCCGTCATCCTGCAACGCGCTGTTGATGAAGAACGTGACCCGCCCCATCACCTCAACTTCCTCCGCCGCCTCCCCCTCAATCGCTTCACCATCATCCGTGATTAATGCCCTACCCATTACCCTGGCAAATTGAGTCCGGCCGCCCGATAAAATCAGCAGAACCTGATTCTGTACCAGCCTGGTGCACGGCTCGATGACCGCAAAGCCCGATGATGTTTCGAGGATGCGGCTATCCATGCCGACATTGCAGATGATTTCCGGCGTTAAGCGCGGTGCTACGAAATCAGCCGCCGGTGAAGGAAATCCCATCAGTGAACCCTCCCCATGTTGCGCAGGATCCAGTAGTGATTGTCGGTTCCGTCAGTTGTCTTATCCGTGAAATCTGGCTGATAGCGCTCTATCCACTCGTTGGCGTCAGCCCGGCTGAAATGCCAGTGGACCTTTGCCAGCTCGCGGATAAAGTCTTCTGTGCGTAAGCACCGGTAGCCCTTGGGGTTTAGCTGTATTGCTGCCACAAATGCGGCGTGAATGTCGGAACGGCGGGGCATGATCTGCACTCCCTTTACTGTTTTTATATACAGTAGTTTTAAAGTGAGTGCAGATCAATGCGGTGAAGCCTATCAATACTTGTCGCTGGCGGGCGTCAATGCCCTGGCGCATTCTCTCTCAACTGTCACCTGAACGAGATACGCACGCGTTTGATGATTACATCGCCACCGAATGTGCTTGGTGATGCGTAGCCGAACTTAATCTTGGTGATCATCGAAGAGGACATGCCGGTGATCGTGTGGGTATTAATATTCCCGACCTTATAACCGTCCTCAGTCCGCAGTCTGGCGATCTTGCTTGGAATATCGAGAGAGTGCCTGAACTTACAGACATTCCCTGCAACGAGCGGGTATGTGGCGCTAGATGTAAGGTCTGACGCTACACCGCCGCTGGACACTGTTCCCCTGGTCTGCAGGCTGGCGGTCACCTGATACAGGGCCCTGTCCCCGGTCGTTGCTTCACCGAGCGTTACGACATAGCACTGTCCTGACGGGCTGATGAAGTCAATTTCTACGGAGATCCTTTCGAAAGACAGCCCTGGCTCCATGAAATCAGCCGTGTCGATATATGCGCGGTTAGTGGCCCCGAATTTCGCACCTATAACGTTGTTTTTAGCATCACGAACATACTCGATCGCGCCATTGATAAACGTCAGCTTTCCAAACAAGTTTGAAACAGCTGCTGATTTTGGGCTCAGGTGGTTGGAGACGTTTAATTTCCCACTGACAAAGTCAGCCACAATGTCATAGCTTTTTTCTTTCCCGCCAGCACTGCCGAACCAGTAATCAACCGGAGCTGTATAAATCCGGGAGCTGGCTTTCGCTGTCGGGTGGTTCTGACCATTCCCGCCATCACCATCAGTGTTATAGACGTCATAATCGGTTAATACAGGTGCCATATGGATTTCAGTCCCGGCAATTAAATCAACCCTCAGCTGACCTGAACCGCCAATTGTAGGTGTGAACAGACCGCCAAAGCGGATGATATTACCCGAGAACACCGGGGTGGTATTATCACCAATAAAAATTGACAGTGAATCACCATTCAACGAGAAGAAAATCTCCATATCCACCGCAGGCGCCGCACCATCGGCAAACTGGTTAAGCGTAATCCCCACTGACGTTCCGGTGTACACCTGAACATGCCATTTAGATAGCGCCGTATCGTACGCGAGCGTAACGAAGTTATTCGTAGCCTGAGATAGTGAAAACTGAATGCCGGCAGTCATAACGGCGGGATCCGTCAGGACGAGCCTGGCCGAATAGCATGGAACCATATCAGTATACGAATAGGGTAAGTTCACCAGGACTGAGGTGGTCTTACGCGCATAGCTGAACGCGCAGGGATCTACTCCATCACGCAGCGCTTTAAACCTCCGGTGCAGGTCGATAAAGCTGGCCCCGATGAATTTTGCATAGGAACGGGTCCAGCCGGCCATCGCGTCACGCCCGGATTGCTGATCAAAATCTGACGTTGCCGGGTTCCCTTTTGACGGAAGAATATTCGTACAGAAAATAATTTCAGGCTCGCTGCTGATGGTCCTGAGCTCATCCATCATTTTATAAAAGTTAGGCTGCTGGAAATTACCCGCGAGCCAGCCTGCACCGTCGTTCATCCCGAAAGCCAGGATCACTACATCAGGCTTGAGATCGTCAATATATGACATCCAGCGCTTTGAGGTGTTGTCATACCAGGGATAGCCACTGTTTGGTGTGCTGAAAACGGGTTCGTTTCTACCTAAATCGTAATATCGCATCCCACCGATAGCACGGTTAATAAATTCCGCAGTTGGGTTAATCTCCTGCACCTTTCTGCGAAGATAGGACTCAAACAGCGACGTGATATTAGCTGTGTCAATATTATAGAAGCTGCTGAGGCTATCCCCGACCAGAACTACTTTCGCGCCATGGCGGCAGAGCTTGTTTTTGGCGGCCTCAGTTGCATACCCAAATGACATTGGCGCAGGATCTGATGCCAGCATCTCGCTGAGGGTCTTCCCGTAGACAGTCCCCACCATGGATGCGCCCGTGGATTTTGCCAGGTCGGTGCGCGTTGCGGCATCCCCCACGCTTACCCATTTCCCCGCACCTATCCCGCCAGCAGTGGCAGGAGTTGATCCGCTGGCAACGACTTTAGGGAATGCGCCATCCCAGCGATAGTAATCACCATCACCGTCCGGTAATTTCCAGCGAAGCGCCTGGTTTGGAAGGGTTAGTGTGGCACCCGTTTGAAACGAATCCATGGTGGTATAGCCAACCCCTGCGATGGCCTGTTTGCCATCCTCTTCGATATCATCAATGACCTGCTTACCTTCGTTTTTAATCGCCGTAATCAGCTGCGCAGCGTTGTAGTTAATACCTGCGATAGTGAAATGGCTATTACCAAAGCGATCCACATAGGAGTGGTTTTGCGAGGTAACAAACTCATCAATTTTACCTGCGTTAAATTTCAGATTTCGAGGTGATTCGCTTGGAACTGCTTCTTGTGTCGGTTGGGTAGCCATATTTTTTCCATAAAAAACCCGGCTCGACGGCCGGGTTGAGGTTGTTGTTCGGTGTTTACTGGTAAACGCTGTCGCTGTACTCGGAGACGGTCAGGGAGACCGTGTTATCTGTGTTTGGCTTGATGCTATTGACGGTCCACAACTGGCTGTCTAACTCCTCCACCGTGGCGATCAGGTAGCGAGACGGGAGCTGCACGGTGTCGCCGTTCCAGATATTGATCTGGATTGCCGGTACCGCAGCAGTGAAGCCGTAGGGTGTATCGCTACGGGGTGATGCCGGGTATCGCAATGTCGGATTGCCCAGGCTGTCGGTGACCAGAACATACATCGTGCCAGTAAAGCTGATCGGCTCGCTGGTATCGAAATTGTTACCGTCCCGCCCGGTGATGTACCCCTGCTGCTGGTTGCTGTCGTAGATATCTGGCATCTGGATAACGCTGCCGACCTGGATGATCCCGTCCTCAAACACCCGGGCATTCATCCTGACACGGGAATACATCAGGCGCCTCGTTTCGCGCAGTGCACGTTCGCGGGCCTGGTACTCGTTACGGAATCCGACGATCTCCAGCTTGTTGGGGTTCTCTGCCTCCTGTTCGACGATGGCTCCGTTCAGCACGCGATAGTTGATATAGGTCTTGTTGTTCGTGGTCGGGTGAACATACGACACCTGTACGCCGTCATATCCGCCAGGCAGCGTAGCCTCGTAGGTGATTTTGTACTCGTCCGTTTTCATGTTGGCCCGGTTGAATACTGCTGCCGGGTAATCGACCTTCTGATCGCGGGTAAACGTCAGAACCCCGTCATCCCAGTACGCCATGACAGAGGCGGCATTGCATATCGCACGCACCCGATCACCCAGAGAGTCGTTCTCGTCATCAAACGTGTAATCGAACTGACCGAGGCGGTCATCCGGCAGGCTTTCGGCGATCGCATACAGGCCGTACAGGTCAATGCTGCTTTCCGGCTGCGCCCCCATAACGAGCCAGGTATGTGCCACTGCGTCAGCGAACGAGCGAGACGGGCGCAGCGTGTAATCCACCGCTTGCGTCGCCAGGTCGTAGGTGATCGTGTGGCGGGTCACCAGCGCGTTGTATTTCCGCTCCCGGCTGCCCAGGGCGTTTTCGGTCGCCCGCACCTTCACGCGCACAAGGGTGTCGGTCGGGTGAACCACATTTGTGCGGATGTTGATGGCGTGGATCTCCTCCACTTTCAGCACGGATGCATCGCTGGAGTTGTCGGTACGCTGGAAGCTGATTGCATACTTTCCGAAGCCGGCAGTTGGCGTCAGTTTGTCGGTGCGGTAGAACACCTCACTGGTGTGGTCGTGCGGCGTCCCCTGGTAATACGTAAACGTCTCGCGTGTACCGGGCACCTGGTTGTAATTGTCGTCGATTTTCCAGATAACCACCTTCCAGTTGGTTTGCTTCTTCCCTCCCAAGCTGGACTGGGTGTGTAACCACAACTGTTCAGATTCAACCGGGGAGAAGAACGGGCCCACGACCAGCGCCTCGTTGTCGTTCAGGATGAAAGTGGTCGTGTTAATTGTGGCCGTCGCCGGTACGTCGGAAGGCCCCTGCAAATCACCCATGGTGAACGTGTACCAGGTGACCGGGTCTATTACCGCGCCGTCGTTGGTCTCCACCGCCGAGATCAGCGTCCCGGAAAACAGCACGTCCTTCGTGACGCTGCCGGATGCAGTGGCGTAGGTCACATTGATGGTGAATGTCACGGCATGTGGCAGTACCAGCCCCATGAAGTAATCAAACTCAGCCTGTTTAACGATCTGCATGACTATCTGGCCGCCGGAATAGGTGCCGCTCACGACTGTGTTGGCGGTAGCGGTCTCGACAGGAAAATCATCGGCCTCGTTCTGCCCTGGTACTTCCTGCCCGTCGACGTCATCGAAGCCGTAACCTTCGACAATCTGCGGGATGACATCGCCCGGCTGATGAAACTGATATTCCGCCCCTGCAAGCGATCCCAGGCTTGATTCTGAATAGCGCACCGATTCGTAGCTGTAGCGGCCAATGCCGATGCACATCCACTCGGTGACGAATTTCAGGCCACCGTCGAACGCATCTTGCCTGATGTACTCGAACACGGATTCCTGAATCAGATCCGGGAACGAACGCACCTGGCCGTAGATGTCCGGCTTCGCCTTGTACACGCGGGCGGTATTGGTCTGCCCTGTCAGGCTGTTGTTGGGTGAATCGACGGTGTTGCCGCCGGTGTTAGCGATGGCCGGCTTTGGCGCGAGAAACGAGAATACCTGCCCAACCACTTTGAATATCGGGCTCAGGATGTCGCCGATAATGCCCTTTGGCTGGTCGAACAGCTGGATAACGTCCAGCTCACTCAGCTCAAAATCAAGCTCGTCGTCATCACCCAGCGTAACGCCGTTGCGTACGATGAGCAGATCCCGGTGCAGGTTGCTGTCGTTCTCCGTCAGCCAGGCATAAAAAAAGGTGCCGTTTGGCACCCTGTATCGTTCTTTTGGCGTTCCGGGAAATCGCTGGAGTTCAATCAGCGCCATATTCGAAATACTCCACTCTGGTGAATGCCCGCTGGATAACCAGCAACGAGTCAATACGCACGCTGCCGCCCCCACCCCGCGAGTGCAGCGCCTGGCGGTTCAGTACCAGGCCGACATGCGCAGGCTGCGATCCCTGGTAGCCGACGAAAATCCCGCCCTCAACCGGTTTATCGACCGGGCGCCAGAACGTGACATCACCCTGATAGCAGGTGAAGAAATCGGACCCGGCTTCGTAGTCCGGCGTCTGGTGTAGCTCTGTGCCAAGGACATGGCGGTAATACAGCACCACCAGGCCCCAGCAATCGACCCTTTCGAAAGTGCATGCCCGGTTCGACCAGGGCACACCTATCATCCTCCGGATAAAATCAGAGGTACTGCAGGCCGGTGTATTCGACGGGGTCATATAGCCTTCCGATATTGTTATTCAGCGGGTTCGTCATGGATAACGTGACCGAGGCGCTGTCCGTGTCTATATCGACGGTTTTCACGTATAGCTGCCACGATTTAATCGGGGCTGATACATCAGCGCTGTCGAATATCTGCCGTGTGGCGGTGATGGCCGTCAGCCGGGCTGCGCCCTTCCACTGCTTCATCAGCGCTTTTACATCTGCCGATAACCGGCCCAGCTTCACCGTCGCATCGATCACCGGCGTACCGCTCTGCTGGCTCTCTTCGATTTCGAAGCGTGCTGGCGTGTACGTCTGTCCGCCAAGTACCTTTGCGAAGAACTGCTTGTCGACCAGGCGAACGTAGCCAAACGATGGATGGTAGAAGGTGATGGTATCGTACAGGCCACGCGTCGGGCGCTGTTGTCGGTATTCACGATAACTCGGCATCAGGGTACCCTCGGCAGCGATTCCGGATCCCGGCCGTCCGGATAACCGGTAACGACGATATCCAGCCAGGTATTCCACGGCGGCGGCAGCTCAACAATGATGTCGTCGAACTCGTCATCAGCGTTATTAAGGCGATTCGCGATCACCGTGCCCGTCCATGTCACCACTCCGCCGTCAATGCTGGTCTGCACCGGCATCTGCGTGAAGTGCAGTTCCTGCATCTGCAGGCCACTGCCGCCGATATTAACCGGCATGCGGAACCAGTTCAGGCCACGGTTGAGATAGTTCGGGCTGCGCAGCCACTGCTGGAAGGCCTTCTCCTGGTCCAGAGTGAAGATCCACGTCAGCGACCAGGTCACTTTCAGGTCGTCAGTCTGGTTCTGGAAGATGGCCGGGCCGACAGCGGGCTGGTCAGTCAGGAACCCAGTATCCAGCGTCATGTTCTTGCTGGCTTTCTGCGCCAGCGGCAGCCAGCCGGGGTAGTCGATAATCGGCATCTGAACTCCAGGCAATAAAAAACCCGCCGAAGCGGGTGTTAGTCTAATTCGTGAGGCCCTGTCTGGGAGTCATAGACGTTGATATTGAAACTCTCGATATCTCCGCCGTTTGTGACAACCAAATATTCATTTGCAGGAATAATGCCTTTGATAATGGTTCCTCCTGCCGTCTTCATTTCAAATTCTACAGCCCTGTTAATGCTAAAGTTAAGGGTCTGGCCTTTCTCAAGTGTTGCTACCGGTATTACCTCTGGAACGCCTTTATTCTCACTCATTAACTCTGTCCCCTTGGGGTTCGTTTGACGTTATGGTTGCTGGTAATTGCCTGGCTAATAGGCCCGCCATTATTCAAATCCGCCACAATCGTTTCGATGGTGACTGTACCGTCAGAATTAACCGCGCCCTGAGAGTCAACGGTTGCTGAAGTGTAATTCTGCACAATATTATTGATTATTATGCCGTTTCCACCCTGCATGTCTTTGTTGCTGATCACTCTACCATTATCGCCTGGTATCATGTACTGCTTCCCGGTGCTGGCCCGGTAAATCTCCGGCATGCCGCCTTCGCCCACCTGGTACATCCCGCCAGCGCTGACCGGGCCGCCGTTCTTGCGCTTGCCTGACACATTCATCGCCAGCGCGCCGAGGACAGCACCAATACCAATAGCAGCAGCACCACCGAATGACGCGATGGAGGAGACAATTGCTGCAGGCGTCCATGCCGCCGTAGTGGTAGCAGCTGCGGCGGTGCTCGCTGCAGTCGTCGTTGCCAGTCCGGCTGTTTGCGCTGCTGTAGTTGCAGCAATAACGCCCTGCTGGGTTGCTCCGCCAGTTACAGCAGATTTAACCCATTCAACCCCCATTTGCACGAATGAGTTAATCAGGCTGTTCAGGGCGTTACTGCCAATGGAGCGAAGCGCATCCTCAGCGCTCATGCTTTGAGTGATGATGCCTGTCAGGGCGTTGGATGCGTTGCCAGCAAAGGAGTCGAACGCGGCGGCTGCGGCCTCGTTACCTGCACTCTGGTTGCGCCAGATTTCCCACTGGGCGGCGATGCGCGCCTGCTCGTACTCTTTGTCGGCGCTGGCTCGTAGCATCAAAGCGTTATGGTGTGTGATTACCCCCTGCTGCTCATACTGCTGAATGAGAGCCAGTTGCTGAGCGTGCTGGTTAGCCAGTTGCTGCACAGGGTCAACGCCGCCTGCCGCTTCCTGCTGCGGCGTGACAGCCTGCTGAGCACGGATTTTGGCAAGGTTGTTCTGGTGTGTTGCCTCCAGGCGCTCGGCGGTCTCGTTGTACTGCTCTAAGCTGATTTTCTTCGCAGCCAGAGCGGTATCCAGATCCGCAACATCCTGCTTATAACTGGCGTTTTCGCGCGCTTCCGGCAGGAGTTTTTCGGCAGCGGCCTGGGCTTTAAGCGCCGCAGCCTTATCCCAAGCAGTGGCAGCGTCACGCTCTATCTGAGCAATCTGTTGCGGGCTTGGGTTTATCAGTTTCTGGCGAGCCACCAGAATGGCTTGTTCGCGAGAGAGGTTGGCGGTCGAGTCAGCGGATAGCTCAGCCTTCTGCCTGTACTCTTCCAGCACCTTAGCGTTTCGTTCAGTCTGTGAAGCGCCCTTCTTCTGCTCGGATTGAAGCGTCTTTTGCGCCTGCGTATTGCGGTATGTGGCGGCGGCATCATCTTCCATGCGCTTGGCATGCGGATCATCTTTTGCAAATCCCGCATCCTCAGCTGCGTATTGCGCCTGCAGTCGCGCTCGCTCCTCACCCTGCAATTTTGACAGTGCCAAGTTGCGTTCTGTCTGCTTGATAAGGTTTTTCTGGCCAGCGGTGAGATTGTCCATCTCAAGGTTCATACCGGCCAAGTTGACTTTTGCCATCCCAGCCGCACCAACTAATTCCGTTAGTGGTTTCAAAAACTCGATAATCGCGTTAGTTCCGCTATCTGATGAGCTTTTGGTGTTTTGTAATTCTATGACCAATCTTTGAAGTGCTTCTGTGGATTTGGTCCGCTGCACTTCATCCATTTGCTTTACAAGTTTAAAGGCAGCTTGCTCAGAGATTGCGAACTTACTCGCAACCGAGCCAACGGTATTGCCGATGCTACTCGCTGTAGCCCGGAAGGCTTGTCCAGCGCCATAAGCCTGCTTCATTGCCTCTGTGTAGTCATCAGTGGTGATATTCAGCGAGGCAAGTCGATCACTGAACCCCTTAATTGATGCATAGCCACCTGAAAAAGCGCTGAGAGCTTTATCGCCGAAATCAATTACCGAAGCTGCTGCATCACCAATAGCCTTCGGGATCTTTGAAACAGCTGAATTATATTCAATGATGGCTTGATTGCGGAGAATGGTCGCTGCTTCTGCGTTAGTTTTAGCGAGCATTGCGTACTTATCTGACAGCGCAGCCACACCATTTTGCGAAATAGTAATGACCTTATCCATCGCCTCGGCCGCATCTTTCAGCGCATCCATGGCTGTCTTTCCGCCGTTCAAAGATGTTATTAGTGCCCCTGCTACAACCGTGCTTAGCGCAAGAACAGCACCTACTACCGCACCTCCCGGACCGAAGCCTCCAGCAAGCTGCGATCCCTGCTGAGCAAAAGCCACCAGTGCAGACTGCCCACCCTGAACCTGAACGATAAAGTCCTGCACTTGGTAGCCAGCTTGCTGCATGCTGGTTTTCCAGTTCCCATGCCCTTTTGAACCGGCATCTACACTGGTTTTCATATCGTATAGACGGCCTGTCAGCTCGCCAATTTTCTGCTTTTCTTCATCGGTGGCTTTAGACCCAGCGCGCAACTGGGCTGCCAGCACTGCAGCGCTGCGAGCGCCATTCTCCTGTGCCTCATCCAGTACAGCCAGCTGATTACCCAGCGCCTCAATGATTGATTCTGCACGACTGAATTCACTGCTCGCACCACCGGTACCGCTGCGGGCCTCTTCCATAGCGCGGGCAATGCCGCTCACGTTGGTGTTCAGCTTGCGCAGCTGGTTATCCATAGAGTTGGCATAACCAGCCAGTTCAGTAAACGCGGATCCGGTTTGGGAGGCGCTCTGGTCGAGGTTATCCATTCCCTTGCCAGATTGCTGGGCAGCAGCATCCAGTTTATCCAGAGCGTCAATGGCCTGCTTTCCGCCCTGCAGCAGCGGTTCAACATCAGCGCTGATTTCATAGACGATGCTGCCAGCGTTTTTCTCACCTGCCATAGTTTTCTCCGGGCATAAAAAAACCCCGCCGGAGCGAGGTTGCATAAGTTAATTAATTGCTTACTCTTTGCAGTATTTATTGTAAAGGGTGTCGTATTTAACCATTTCGGTATTATCCAGCAGTGCCGCGATATCGCCTACATATGAAATATTTTCTGATTTGATGACGTGTCCTCTAACCTTAAACTCAAAGGTTTTATCATCACGCTTCATAGTGCCATCGCCGCAAACCCATCCGCTAATAGCTTTGCTGGAGTTTTGCTGGTCTGGTTTGAAAACGAGCCCCTTATAGGTGAATGGTGGGTGATCACCCTCACTCATTGCAGATTTAAACATTGCCACAGCAGTTTCGGAGCCATCATTAACACTTTCGTTGCCGCCCGCATCACAGCCGGAAATGAATAAAATTAACGATAAGCATGCCAATGTTTTCTTCATGTACCCATCCCCTCAATAGGGTAAGAACAGAGCAACACAAACCTCAAGCCCACATGCTTGCGAGGCAAGCAGGGATTTTAGTCAGCCCACCCGGATTTGGTGTTAATAGCGGACTCAGCCATTGTGTATTTCTTCACCTTGTCATCGTTAAATAACACGGTAAGTTCTTTCTTTGTGCCGTTGGTTCCATTATGGAATAGGCCGTAGAAAGGGATAAATGAAGTGCCATTGACCTTCACTTTAGCGAAAGAATACTTCCAGATTTCATTTCCTCCATCCGTGTAAGAAACAGCGTCCGGGGATCCGAAAAATGATTTAACCTCAGCCTTAGTCGTTTTCCCTTCCTGAATTTTGGTCTGAACACTTGTCTCAGTCTCATTTTTCAGTTGCTGATTCCCAGAGGAGGCGCAACCAGCCAAAAGTGCCGCACCTAACGCCATCATTACCATTTTCTTCATTTTCATCATCCATTTGATTGCAATCGGAAGCATCTTATCCAAAGAATGACCTGATGCAACGGCAAACGCTGATTTATTGATCTCAATCGACCGGCGACGAAAAAACCCGCAGTTAAGCGGGTTGGAATAAATGTCGGTTTAAACGGGGTGGTTAGGCCACGTCAGCACCATGGATCAGGTGGCGCAGCGCTTTCACGCCCTCAGCGTTGTAGCGGAACGCCTCAACCTGCTTGCTGGAGTGGGCCGATTTGTCCATTACGAAAATGCCGAACTCATCAGTCTTGAGGTTGTGGGCATTGGCGATGCGGCCAATTTTCTGCGCGGATACTCCGAGCATTTCGCCAACCTCTCCGGCGCTATGGTAGTGCTCTTCAAGTTTAGGCAGTGGCAACAGTTCGATACCAGCTGCATCGTTAACCGCACGAGCCATTGCAGTCTGCTTAGCAACATCGCTCAGTTTCGGCATATAGGATAAGGCTAGTGCCATCGCCTCTGTTTCAAGCTTAATGGTTCTGGCACGACGAAACTCAGGGAGTCCAGATGATGATTTTTCGGGCTTCATAGAGTATGTGCCTGTTTCCATCAGCGCTGGCAGCACCGTTTCACACACCCAGTCTTGAAGGCGCTCTGCTGACGGGAGATTGCTCCGCATAATGAGGCGGAACATATCAGCCTGACCAGCCAGAATCACTCCCCGTGGGCGTGATCCAAACCCTGATTCCGTCGATTCGCCGGAATTAAGTTTAATCAGTGACTTACAGTGCTTGTTAAGCGCATCATGTGGATCTGCATACCCTAAGGCGCGAGCAAGGTCTACCGCCAGGAACACTGGTTTCCCTTTGAATCGCGCCGCTTCAACACTAACGATTTGGCTGTCACTTGACTTGAACTCAAAATGCTTGATAATCGAATGCATATGTTCTCCGAAAGTTCATATACTCAATGAATGCCAGCAGCCCACCTGCTGGCTTTTCTTTTTGCGCCATCCCATGCGCCCATCAGTGGATCATCCCCTTTTTATTCCGGGCTGCACGTAACAGGCCACCGCGAATACTGTAAGAAATCGACTTTGCTTCTATGATTCGGCCAACAAGCTTGGTCGCAACAGGTGATGCCAGACTGCGAAGAGCTGGCTCAAGCTCGTCATGAAATATGTCCCAGACCTGGTCAAGCATGGCGCAGGCTGCATTTGCATTTTGAGCATACATTTCAAAGTCAAATTTCACCGGAACCGTTCCGTTTGCTACCTCACGATCCAGAATGTCAAGAACCCAGCGGCGGAACTCTTTGGCTTTCGTTGTGGTGGCGAACATGGCGATCAGGTGACACCCACGAAGTGAGAAAACGCGAACCGATTTTTCACGTAAGTCATTGTTTATTCCGTTGGTCATCATTTTGATGACCCGAGACATGCTGCCTGTAAACTCATCTGAATTGCGAGAATAAATGTTGGATACGCTTTTAGAGGAAGCGTAACCCAGAGCCTTGGCGATATCTGCTGACGTCAGCCAGATGCCGTCATTTACTGGTGCAGGCACTAAATCCATGCCTTGGAAGTTGTAATCTGATTTTGCTACAATATTCATGTCGATATTTCCTTTGCCGGATTTGTTCGATAAGAGGCCCTGACTATCGCAAGTAGTTGGGGCTTCGTCGTTTTTACGCCTTGATAAAGCCATCTTCTTTCAGGCTCCGCTCAATACGCTTGATAACCTCGCTGTTCAGTGAGCGACCCTCTTCCTTTGCTGCCTTCTTAATGATCTCTTTCAGGTGTTCCGGGAACCGGATGCCTGTTGGTGGAATATTGCGAACCTGTTCCATTTGCTCTCCTGTGGTTACATGGTGTAGTCATTTAAATACTACATCATGTAGCTATCTCGTCAAGTTAATTTTGACTACATTATGAAGCCATGTTTTGTTTAGATCTGGAGTCACAATGAAAGGCGCGAGCTTGATTGCACCATTCGGCTTACGTATGCCGGAAGAACTGAAGGAAAAGGTAGCTGAGCGGGCCAAAAATAATGGCCGCTCCATGAACGCTGAGATAGTTCAGATACTCCAGGATGCCGTTGACGGCCGGATCAACCCGTTAGCTGACGATGATGAAATTGAGAAGGTTTACGTCGAGGTCATATCTCATGATCCCAGCGAAATGAGCATGGAAGATTTTGATGCTAACAACGAGAAGCTTGACTGGCTGATTGATGCCTTCATGCAGCGCATCTCAGAGGACACGCAGAGGTTCCAGTCTGCGATCCGCTTCAAGTCGCAAACCAAAGAGCTAATTGCAAGAAAAATTACCCAACAAGTTCTGCAGAAAGCTGATTACCCAAGCCCAAGCAAGATGTCAGAGAACAATAAAAAAAAATAAGCTCATGATACAAATTTGTATCACCAGTTAGGCCGCCTGATTGTTAAAGAGCACCTGCTGGCGTGATTAAATCGCATGCTCTTTTTCATGTAAAGGTATTAAATATCAGTAAATTAACCATAATTATCTGCGATTAGATATGAATAGATATGGTGATATTTCTCTTACGTAACTTTACAAGTGATATCAGCCCACCACCTGAGTGGGCTACTTCTGCTTAGCCCTTCTCGCCGCCTGTTTCGCCAGGTAATCATCAGCAATCGCGTCGTACTCGTCCCGCGTAAAGCCCTTCTGATCAGGATATTTCTGCGCCAGCATCAGCTGAAACTCGGTCATGGTCAGCGCCGCTGCTTCATCCCGGTTCATGCCGAAGTGGCTCCGCGCCGCGCTGATGTAGTCGAATGCCTTAAACTCGTTCGTCGTTTCGCCTGACTCATTCCGCTGCAGGCGGCGCACACTGGCCTTACCTACGATGCCATGCTGCATCAGGTGTTGAGCCAGCACGATGATGTCATTTCTCGGCATCTGCCCGGGCCGGTAAACAACGTACCGACGCCACCCTTTCCACTCCCCTATCATCGGGGTTAGATCGTCATCACAGCAGGCCTGCATGATATGCATGCTCAGCGAGAGCAGCCGTTCTGCAATGCGATTCATCGAAGGCGATAGCCAGTCCGGAAAGCGGCCAAGCGTATCAGTACAGAACTGGATGACGGCAGCAACATCACTACCGTGCACCGTGGCATACGCCTGAACAATCTCCGCTGGAGTGCCAATCCGCGTCATAGCCATCAGTGATGGTCTCAGCAGGTAGTCTTTTCCGCCTTCACGCCCATCACTGACAGAAAACTCGCCTATGTCGATTAATGCTGTCATGGTCCTTCCCGGGTAACGATCATTATCAAGGGCAGCACGCCGCCCTTTGGAATGTCCGTTAGGTAACGGTAACCGTATGCACGGCCACAAAGTTTCCGTCTTCGGTGTTGATGATGATCTGCGCGCTGCCGGCGGCAACGCGGTTCACCGTGACGGTGGTACCGGAGGCAGTGGCAGTGGCTTTGGTTGGATCGGTTGATGCTACGGTGAAGTCTTTGTTGGTTGCGCCAGTCGGGGCGATATTGACCGTAAAGGTGCTGGTACCGCCTGCCGCGCCAGTGCTGGTAGCAGGGGTTACCGTTACGCCGGTCACCGCCACCGCTGTCACTTCGTTAACCTCGATGGTGCTGGCATCGCCCACTTTGAACTCGGTAGAGAACGTGACGATATCGTTGGTACCGCCGTCAGAACTCAGCGCCGTGATGTTCATGTAGCCGATAAATTCTACCGGGCCGTAGTCCATGCGCACCCAAATCCCAGGCTGGCGCTTGGCCTTCAGCTCGTCAGCGAAATACTTGATGAATTTGCCGACACCGTACTGATCCAGTTTATCCTTCTTGCGGACCTCGCCCTCGAAGCTCAGGGTAAAATCACTGTTGGTGATGATGGTTTCGACATAGCCGCCACCGTCATCCGCATCTGAGGTTACCGAGTTCGGGTTAAAGTCGAAGCCTTTCGACGTACCGGCCGCCAACGCCTTCCACTCAGATTCGAGTGGTTTGACGTCCGGGCAACCATCGGCGACTTCCAGCACGACTGCACCACCGAACAGGCGTTCGTTCGAGTTCTGGCAATTAGCCATAGAAACTTCCTCTTTGACGTATAAAAAAGAAAACCCGCCGGAGCGGGTCTATTTTGTTGGTATGGCTATTCGCCGTAAGTGCAGGCGAACTGGAGTCGAAAGACTATCCGCCCTTCTGCCGTCAGCACCGGCGCAGGGATTGCGCCCATGTTCTGGATGTAGCCGACACAATCATCAGCCATAGGATTGGCCTGGACATAATCGACGATGCGCTGCACGGCATTGGCGGCGTCGCCGCGCTTATCCTTCGCGCCGATCACATCGACGAGGACGTGATGTTCAGAGCCAAGGTCGTGACGGATGTTCGAACCACCGTTTGGCCGGAATACCATCACGGCCTGGGTCAGATCCTCCGGGTCGTCGTACATCAACTTCTGCACCGTGAATCCGTCTGTCAGGCCAGCGTCACCGAACATATTGCGCACCCGTTCATGCATCATGGGTGTCATAGCGAAAGCTCCTTGCGCATCACTGCATCGATAGCATCGCGCTCTTCGTTTGCGCCTTTGGTCAGGAACTGAGGTTCACCGTGCGGATCCCAATAGTTCCCCGTCCCGCTGCCGCCGCCGAACTCCTGCCCTTCCCGGGTGGTACCGAAGTGCGCGCGCGGCTGGCCTTTCAACTTGCCGGACGCCTCGTGGACATACGCCGCATAGTTGGCCGAATAGCCGACGCGCCCGGTAATGATTACGCCACCCGCATCAATTTCCCGGAACTGGCTGTTCACCAGCGTAGAGGTATCGATGGGGGTGTAATAAGCGGCCCGGGCACCAATAAGAATCAGCGCTGACTGGATGGCACGGACAGCTTTCCGGCCCTGAACGTCGTTGATGATGTCGTTGAGGTGCTTTTTCGCCTGACTGATGCCCTTCACTTTGATGCCCATAATCAGACTCCAGTCAGGATGGCGAAATCGTCCGCCACTCGCTCGAACGTGTCGGCGTAGCGGATAACCTGCCTCACCTCGTCAGCGCCAGCGGCAACAGGATCCGCGTCGCTAGATTCGCCAATCAGCAGGTAATCACCGGCGTCGGCCAGCGCGTACTCCGTCCAGACAGTATTTTTCACGACGATTTCAGTGCCCAGGTTGCCGATGCGCTTTGACAGCCCGCCCTCATAATCGACCATGATGACTACCGGCGCGTCATAGCCGTTTATGGGATCGCCGTTTTCGTCCCTGCCGCCCGCACCCTTGCGCCAGATGGTGGCTTTGGCGGTGTAGGACCAGTTCGCAACGCTGCTCATAGCGTGAAGACCTCGACCTTCTCAGTGATTTTGAAATCAGCAAGGGGTTGCATCGCTCCTGACTGGCTGGCGAGGCGTTTAGCATCAGCCTGTTTGAGAAAGTCATTTTTGGCTTGCTCGTAGCTATCCGCATGGCGACCAATAAACTTAACGCCGGAGTCATTTATCCAGATGAACAAAGACCAGTTGCCTTCGCATTTAAACGCATGCACTTCATACCGTTCAGCCATCTTTCCACCTCAGAACTTTCGCGCCGGTCGTCCGGATGCGCGGGCAGTTGATGAACCACTCGCCGTCCGAGTTGACGTAACCGGTGGTCTCCCGCCCGGTATCGGTCAGCACCCAGACGCGGGTGAATGAGCGCGGCAGCCGGACGCTTACGGTTGTCCAGGTCATCAGCAGCCCCCGACAACCATGAACATGCCGACGCTGTTACCGGCGCTGATTGGCAGCTCCCCGGTGCAGCCGCTTGTATCGAGGCGGCCCAGTGAATCGCGCAGCCAGGTGATGCTGTCGTCGCCGTACTCAAACGAGCGTGACGCGCCAGATGGTGCCCCCTGCGATTTGATGCGGCGCGCGCCGGACGATGTCGCCATTAGCGCAGCGGCGTACATCAGGATCAGCTTCGCGGTGCATTCGTCATACCCGGCCCCGTCGAGGCACGGGATAATTTTGTTCACCACGCAGAGGATCGGGTCCAGCAGCGCCCCCGGAATGGCGTAACCCAATTCACCGAGGAACGCCTGCACGTCAGCCGCCGTGATTGGGTCAGCCATGGTTATTTCGCCTTCTTCGATTTAGAGGAGGTTTCTGCCTGCTCTGCCTGCTCTGCCTGCTCTGCCTGCTCTGCCTGCTCTGCCTGCTCTGCCTGCTCTGCCTGCTCTGCAGGATTATCGCCCGGAGTGGCGACTTCAAGCTCCTTCTCACCGACTTCACCGACGACTGACACCCGGCCTGCGAACGCTGGCGGGACGGATGCCGCGATGAACTCGTGACCTACAGGCAGTTGCTGGAATACGCCATCGATAGCGCCCCAGCAACCCGGTTTTTCGATTCTTAACTTTTGCATGTTCTCTCCTGAAGAAAAGGGGCAGAAGCCCCTTAACCCTGTGCGTTGAACACTTTCGAGCGACCGTTGAAATCGCGCTTAATCTGCAGACCGACCGCACTCCATACCAGAGTGTTGTAGTTGTCGAACGGATTCTGGCGCGGGATCATGAAGGTGCCCACCGGCGCGGCGATACGCGTCTTGATGTACTGCGAATTGCGCACGTACGCGATGAAGTGGTTACCCGTCAGCTTAAAGGTCTGGTTAACAGACTCGATGCGGCCGTAGCGCAGGATGTACTCCAGCACGGTGCCTTCTTTGAAGCCGGCAGCGGAGGAATACGGTTTGCTCATATTGCGCATGATGTCTGGCGACACCCACACCTTCATCTTCTCCTGCACGTAGTTGTCGTCGAGGAGTTTCGCGAACGGACCGGTGAAGAACGCGACCATCTCGTCAGGGTTGGCGGTGGTCAGGTCAATATTCAGACCGGACGCGCTCAGATCCACCTGATTGGTGTTGGCGTGGTTGGTGATACCTGCGCCGACGTAGCCCTTCACCTTCACCTTCGCGTCACCAGACAGCATGTAGTCAGCCATGTCTTCACGGATGGCTGCAACGTGCGCTTCCTGGTCGTCGGCCATCGCGTCGAGGTTTTCCGACTGCATGCCGTTCCATTCACGCCATTCACGGCTGTAGCCGGTGTTGAAGATTGGGATCGGGTCGCCTGCTTCGTCGTAGATGACTTTATCCAGCTCTTCCGGCACATGGCCAGTCAGGGTGCGATGTACCTTGCCGGCGTCGCTGGAAACGCGGTACAGAGCGGCGGTTTTGCCGATAGAGATCGGCGTACCGAGCCCCAGGAGGTCATCCAGCAGCCCGTTACCTTCGTCATTGCGGAAAACACGAGTGGTGATGTTATCCACTTCGCGCCAGTAGTCTTTGGAGATCAACGCTGCCTGGTTAACTTCCAGCGCGCCGTTGTACTGGGCGGTGATGGTGTTCTGGTTGATGTTGAAGGCCTGGCGCTGCATCAGCAGCTGATTCCACGCCTGCTTAATCTGGTGATGTTCGGTAACCAGCTTTTTGTTGAAAACGATCATGCTCATGCGGTTGCTTTCCCTGATTTGCGAACTTTCACGAGCTGCGCTTCAGCGCCGACAGTGATTTTCTCGCGTGAGTAGAAGAGGATGTGGTCAGTGGCCGGAGTGGTCGACTTCGCCAGGGTGCCGTCACCGTTGGAGATCAGACCTTCATTCTCCAGCAGGACTTGCCCGGCCTTGACGCGCATGTGGTAGTCGACATCGTCTTCGCACATGATGGCCGCGCCTGTGTCACCTGCTGGCACCGCATCACGGATATCACCACCGCCGATGTAGTTGTGCTGCATGGTCAGGGGAACGCCAGTGCCGCCTGCCGTTGCGTGGTAAATCCACTGCCCGGTAGCGTCAAGCTCAACGAGTGAGCCTGGCAGGATGGCTACCTTGCAGAGCGCCTCAATGACCTGCGGGTCATTCTTGCGGGCCGGGCCCGCGATTACGGTATGGAAACGAGGAGCGAGTGCCATTATTCAGGTGCCTCCATGGTAAGGATTTCGCTTTGTGCGCCGTTACCCTGGAATGCAGGGTTCAGTCCGGTGCTGGTCTGGCACTGCGAGAACATATCGTTCAGCGCGTCGCCAGCCAGCGAGTTGATCGCCGCTTCGGTCATGAACGGGAACTTGGCTTTCACCGCCTGGCGCTTCGCGGTGATATCTTTTTCCGCATTGGCCTGCAACTGCGTTTCCAGGTGGCTGATTTTGTCGGTCAGCGGAGTGAGAGCAGCGTTTACCGCTGCGGTAATGGCATCAGTATTCACCTGAGCGCCATCCGGATCGCCGCCACCGGCTTTCTTCTGCATCTGCTGGTTGTAGGCATCCCAGACCTGATCGTCGGTCAGCCCCTCGGTTGTTACGCCTGCGGCATTGAGCGCGGCGATCATCTTCTGTTTCATCGGGTTTTGTTCTCCGTTGGTTTTGACTTCGTACTCAGTGGGTTTGCGCACGACTTCGAGTGGCTCACCGACCAGCGTTACCGCGTTATCATCGATGAGGTATTTCTGCTGGAAGAGTTTTGAGCCCTCTTCGTAGATGAATTTGTCCGGCCAGACGGTCACCACATAGCGATAAACATCACTGCCGGACGGCGCGCGGATGGCCTCACGCAGCATCTGGTAGATTTCGTCGAAGGAGGCGTCGGAGTTGTGGGTGAGGAAGAACTTCACCTTATTCACCAGCCCGTCTTTGAGGCTGTTTGCCGCGTCGATGAGGCTGGCAGTTTCGACCTCACCTTCCTGACCGTCAGCGTTCACGAACATGCCGACGCCCTCTTCCGGCGTTCCGGCTCCCGGTTCATCCAGCAGGATGGCAATGTGGTCGAACTGCATGTTGCGGGCGATCCAGGTGTACTTTTTCTCCTTCGACTCGCCCGACTTCTTCTCTTTGTTGGTGAGCAGCCCGGTTGAGAGGTGAATCGGGTCGGTGTTGGTGCCGGCGATCATCTCGTCGAGGCGGTTAATCAGGCGCTTGCCATCAGGCTTCGTCTCAGCAACAGCTTTGTTGATGTAAACGTCCATGACGACCTGATCGCCGGATTTGCTGACGTTTTGCGCCCAAGCACCAACGTGATAAGCGTTAATGGCGCGCGGATCATTGGCGCTGACATACTTGCCATCTACCATCGGGTGCGGAAGCGGCATCAGCTTGCCTTCCATCGTCTGGTAGCTGTTGTTAATTTCCTCCGCCGGATACAGGCCACCATTCATCACGATGTCATCGACGATCGGAACCGCACCACGAATGACGTAGTGCTCCTGGCCGTTGATGGTGGTCGTTGAAATGTTGGAGGCATTGATGGCGAGGGATTTAACATGAATACTGGTGAGGTTCATGTTTAACCCTTTGGATTAATAAAATGAAAATATGGTTATTGGCTTTAACGTTTACTGTGACGCTCCCTGTTCACGCTGAATTCATGACAGGTAATGATTTGTACGAGCTCTACAAGGCTTCGAGCCGTGCGGAGCAAGCATCGGCAACCGATAGAGACTTTCGCGAAGCGAACGAATACTTAGGCTACGTAACAGGGGTTTGGGATGCTATTGATGGGACCATTGCTTGCACTAATGACAACGTAACCAGAGGGCAAATAGGAGACATGGTTGGCGAGTACCTCAAAGCCAATGCAGCCTTTAGAGATAAACCTGCCAGCTCAATAATCATGTTTTACATGAGTAATAAGTACCCCTGCAAAAAATAATTATGCTGCCTTTTTGTCTGGCCCCCACCCCTTACGCTCTTTCGCCAGCTTATCCGCCAACCCTTCATTGAAGATACTGCCGTCGTCATTGAGCAGGACCGGAATCTGGCTGCAATAGCAGTTGTACCGGTTGCCGTTCTCAGCGTAAAAGTCCCGCACCTCTTCGGTGGTGTAGACCTTACCGTGACGGCTGGCGTGCCAGGTGCGCGTCGTAGGCTTGAGCGCTGACAGCCACAGTAGCCCGGTATTCAGCCCCAGCCTGTCGGCGGCCCAGTCCGTTTCGTTCCACTGCGCCTGCCGCAGCGCGCCGACCTGTTCGGTCTGGGCGATGGACTTGGCCCGGCTCATCGACACATCGAGACGCTTACTGATGACGCTGGCCGTTTCCCGCGGGTTAACCCCGCGCGCTACCGCATCGGTGATGATGCCTGTCAGATCAGCCCGGGCGGCATCGCTGATCGCCTTCCAGTCGCTGAACGTTGTCAGCCTGGCGGAAGCAATCTGGTTTTGATAACCGGGACTGCTCAAAAGCTGCTGTAGCGTTGTCTGGCTGGCGTAGTAAGGCGATTGCTGCGAGAGGTTATTGAACGCCTCCAGCGTGCCACGCTGCGCCTCGGCGACGATGTAATCCATCGCCCACTGGTTGTTCTCGCCCCCGTCAAGCAGGTAGTCATCCAGAATGCTCTGCACCGCCTCAAGAAGCTCCGCCAGCTCCAGCGGGGTCATGTCGTAGATGAACTTCCCGGCATTGACCTGGTAGAGCCTCTGGTCATCACCGTTGACGTGGCACAGGAAGTGCCAGGTGTGGCTGTTAACCTCGCGCTCACGCCCGGTCAGCCGCTGGTCGAACAGGGCTTTCAGCGCGCGGTTGATGCCGAGATACCGCTCTTCGATATCCCGGAACATCGCGGTGACCTGCTTTGCCGAGCGCGTCGGGTCAACCTTGCTGCGCGGAACTATCGGCAGGCCCACCTTCTCCTTCTGTTCGGGTGTCATCGGCCAGTGGATCATCGGTTGTCACCTTATCGTCCGGTTTCGGCGGCTCTTTTGGCTCAGGCAACGGCTCAAGTCCGACCATCTGCCGCAGTTCATTGATGGTTACCGGCGCTTCACCGCCGTACATGCCCGTCGTTTTCTGGACCACATCGGCCAGTTTGGACATGTTCTCGATCTTCTCTTTTTCACCTGGTGCCAGTAGATCGCTCCACTGGATAGTGACCTCGCCATTGGTTGGCGGGTCAATGATGCCCAGCGTCCAGAAACGCTCGAGTAGCGCGGTAATGCGGTCGGTCAGGAAGGTGTTGCGGCGTGTGTTGCGGCGAATGGCCCAGTCGGTTTTATCCTCGTCACTCGCCAGTCGCCCGGTCTGCTGACCAAACAGGATAGTGAACGGGATCTGCACGGATGCGGCCAGTTCGTTCGCGGTAACTTCCCACGTCGGCCCCGGGTCGCCCGGCGTAACGCTGAGAACGCGCATCTGCCCGGCCTGCATAACGGCTGCAGCATCGGTGCCGCGATTCAGCTTATTGACCTTGTCACCCATTGCCTCGCCGAGATCGCTATAGCCAGCTGCTTTAGCTTGGTCAGCAAGCGTAGCCATGTCGGTTTCTTTGCTGAACTCGACCGCGATCTGGCGGCTGGCGTTCTTCAGGAAGCCTTCAGCACCCCCGCCTGAGACCTTTTCAAGGTCCAGTCCTTTGTTGTAGCCAGCCTCAAGTAGCGGGATGCCCGAAAGGACATTTTCGTCCTCTGAGCCTTCACAGAACAGGATCACCCGGCTTGGGTGCACCGGTTCGCCGCGCATCGGCCCGACGAATTGCTCATCGCCAACCGGCTGCTCGTTGAAATTAAACATCAGCGGCTGGCCAAAGGTTGCCGACAGCCGGTCATTGTCCCATTCAGCCACGGTTAGTTGTGGCTCCCATACCGGGATCAACTTCACCAGGGCAGACTCACCGAGGCGCTTAACCAGGGAGATGTCCACTTCCTGGCTCCAATCCCGGTTATCTTTCACCTGCAGCAGCAACGCGGAATAACGTCCAACCATATTGCGGCGATCGGCGTCTTTAACCTTCGACCACAGCTTTTTCATGAATTTGGTGACTTTCTTTTCCCACGGATTGGTCGCTTTCGCCTCTTCCGCTTCGTCACCGTCGATGATGACAGGGTAATCCTGCCAGCACCCATCAAGCAGGCGATGCACAACAGCAAAACCGGCAGCGTTGCGGCGGTACATGTTGTAGAAGTCGTTGAAGGTGATCGTGCGCGGATAGCCAAATTCCTGGTAAAGCGTCGGGCGCTTCGTATTTCCGCCACCGATACCGATGGCATTCAGGTAATTCGCTCGCCTCATTTCAGTGGCGAGGTGGTTCACAGCCAGTTCAAGGCCGTTATCTTGTTCGCTCACTGGCGATGCTCCTTAGAAGAATACTGTGCCGACTTGCGCTTTGCGCTTGATGTGCCCGTCAAGACTGTATCGGATGCCGTCCCAGCAGTGCTCAAAACCATCAGCTAGTTTCGGCAGTACCTCGCCGGTGATGCGGTCAGTTTTGTAGGACCACATACGAGCCTCGCGCGCTACGTTCTTGCAGCGCGGATGGATAATGATTTCGTCGAATCCTCGGAGATGGGCGATCCCGTCCTCAACGCTCCCCTGCCATTTTTCGGCAGCCGAGATGTTGAAGCCCTGCCGCTTGAGATAGCTAATCGTCTCTGGTCGAGCGGAGTCGGCTTTGATGGGCCAGTCACGAGACCCGGGGATCGTGTCGTATAGCGCTGGCATGTGGTCAAGCTCTGTCTGCTGGCCGTAAGCCTCATACTCAATGTACAGGCGGTTATGCAGAATGAACGACCGGGTTAGTGTGTTGGGGTCTTTGGCGAAACCAAAGTCAGCACCAAAGAACAGGCGTTCTGCCTCTTTCCAGAGATTGTCAGAGAACTCTGCGACCCGGTATTTGCCAGCCAGTACCTGCTTATCAGAGTTTTCGAGATAAGCACCTTCCCACACCCATGCATAAGTTGCCGGGTCGAGACGTCGCTGGTCATTCAGGCGCTCACCTTCCAGCACGTCGGGGAACCAAGGGTTATCCGTATAGTTCATCTCAACGGTGATGCAGTCGTCACCAGCTTCTTTGCGGAAACGCTTATCCGTGGCGCTACCATCGCGCTCCGGGTTCCACGTCACCCAAATCTCTGATCCCTCTTCACGAACGGTCGGGCTTAGCTTCTGCCAGGCTATTTCGCTGACTGATTCAGCCTCATCAACCCAGCAAAGAAGAATTCGAGCCTTCGATTTGATGCTGTCGAGGTTATGTCGCAGGCCGCAGAAAACGTAATTAACGCTCTTGTCGATAGTGCGGATGTACTTCTCGCCGATATCAAAGTTGGAAGCCAGCCAGGGAACAGACAGGATCGCCTGTTTCACCTCCTGCATGCTTGACTCTTCCAGCGAGTTCATGAACTCACGCGCGCAGAGCACCACGCCGCTTTCACCGTTCATCATCGACTGATACGCCTTCACTGCGGTCATCAGTGCGAATGTGCGCGTCTTGGCGCTACCGCGTCCACCGTGCGAGCACCGATAACGCTTATTCACGGCCGTGAATAATGGTGCGAGCTTAGCGGGGATAGGCAGTTGAACGGCGTTACTCATGCTTTCGGCTCAACGGGTAGTAGCTGGATGATTGTCGGCTGCGGAGTCATGGTTCCGTCAGATGATTTGTGGTCGATTTCCTGGCTGACTTTGTCACCGTACTTCTTCGGGTTCATGCGGGCCAGAGCCCACTTGCGAGTGTCTATTCGCAGGCGGGCCTTTGCCACTGCAGCAGCCTCTTCAGTAACGCTGTCGGCAATGTCGAACATACCCTCGAAAATAGCGTCAGCGCGTGTCTCAGTGGCTTTCGCGTATTGGTCGCGAAACTCCTCATGCTGAGCCAGCCAACGGAAGACGGTGGCCTTATTGGGCATTCCCGGGCGCTCACAAACTTTGCGCAGGCTTTCCCCTTCGGCAAGCAGTGAACAGATGTCAGCGGCCACCTCTGGTAAATAATCAGAAGGGCGGCCAGTTTTAGCTTTGGTCGCCTTGCTCATTCATTACTCCGTTCTTTCCTTTGCTTGGCTCTTTGCCTTCAGGTAATCAAAGGTCATGTCGAGAAGAAGGATCCGTAGCGCGTCCTCTTCTGAGACACGCGGGCTAAGCTCACTCACCCTTCGCTGCAGTTCCTTAAGCACTTCTTGAGAGCGTGCAACGTGCTCCTTCATATCAAGGGTTATCGTGATCTGGTGAATGTCAGCCATAAAGCCTCTTTAACCCCTATAGGGTATATTTAAGATTTATCCGCTATAGCCATTACGATGAGCCTTCCCATGGTAATGACAATAAAAAACCGCCCTAAGGCGGTTACAGTGTTTTGTATGGTTTCGGCTTTGGATTGCCATTCCTGATGTGTGACTTAATCACATCGTCGCTTGGCCTGCGCCCGTTAACTCCGATCAGATAAATCTCGTCATCCACCTGGAATTCAAAGACCTGATACTCCACATCGGGGATGACCGCCACGCCACCAACCATTTCTCGAGCCTTCACCTGACAGTCAGGAACCTTGATCGTCAACTCATGCTTTTCAACATGGCAAACCGATCCAAAACGCCCCACCCCGAACACAACTACGTCGAACATATGCACCTCCTTTTCATTGATGCTTGATGATTATATCACAATGAAAATAAAGGATTTTATGTCAACCACAATAAAAATTGAGATGTTCATCACCATTAGCAAGCGCCCGGGATAGGACGCTTTGGAATGGCTAGCAGTCTTCGTCAGGCTTTGCCACTGAGCGGCAGGCGAACATGCATGCCTTTTGCATCTCAGTTTTCGCCATTGCAACCCAGCGCGGATCAGCGCCGGTTTCTTTGGCGGTATCCAGCAAGCTCAAAAAATGTCGGCTTACGTCTTTGAGGCGGTTCATCACCTGAATGTCACCTTCCGTTAAGGTTCGATATCCCTTTACAGTGCTGCCGTCCTGCGGTTTTGCTTCGCTCATATCTTCCTCGTTAGTTAAGGCACTGCTCGCGCACATACGCCTGCAGGCCGCTCAGTTGCTTGTTGACGGTTTCGATTCGCTCTCTGAGGGTGAAATAATCCCGTTCAGCGGAGTCAGTAAGTCGGGGGCCGGTGCCATCATCCATGCCGGAGGATGTGGTCGTTCCGTTCGTGGTGCATCTGGCGTTGAGCTGCAGCCGACGCTTGCCAGAAGCAACATCGCGCTCAAGCTGATCGATAGTGGCTTTTGCATCCCGCAGTTCTCCAGTGTATTTGGCATCGAGCGCAGCAACATCACGCTGGCGCACCTGCATATCGGTGATGGTGGCGGTTGCCAGTTTCAGATTTTGCTCGGCGGCGTCAGCACGCTTCTTCTCATCAAGTACCTGACCGAGCAGAAGATAAATAATCAGAAAGGATAAAATCAGCTCGATGCCGATTATCAGCCAGGCTTTAGAGGTCATTTTTACTCTCCGCCAGGCACATAGAGCGCTCCATCTCCCGCCGGTTCTGCAAGCCCTTCCACTTCATGCCGCCTGCATAAACCCATCGGCGCATCTCTTCACATGCTCCGGCCTGGTCGCCTTTGTTCAGCTTGCGGAGAAGTGTGGATTTGGAGAATGCATCAGTGCCGACGTTGAAAACGAAGCTATACAGAGCTGCACGTTGGTATTCGTTGAGAGGCACATTGACCAGCCTGTCTACCTGCTTCTTCGCTGGCTGCAGGTCTTTCCAGAGCAGAGCATCACACTCGCGATCGGTGTATTTCTTCCCGATCACTATGTCCCGGCCTGTATGACCATCACAAACGGTCCATACCCCGGCGACATCCTTGTAGGCTTCATACTTCCGCCCTTCCACGCCATCCCGGCCGCCAAGGAAAATGGTTGCTATAGCAAGAGCGCCCGCTCCTGCCGCTCCGATAAGTTTTCTTCGCAAAGGAGTTGAGAATGGCATTACTCCTCCTTGAAGGCTTGTGGGTTCGGCCAGCGCTGGAAGGCTTCTATCTGCGCCAGTGTTGTCTTGCGTTTGTAGTACCAGTTGATGCCAAAAGTAAGAAGCGCCACAACAATACCGGCAATTACGCCAATGGCACTCCATTCATCAGGGCTTAGCCGGGTCAGTACGCCATTAGCTACCGTCCCGGCTGATGCGCCATAGGCAGCGCCAGAAGCTAATTTGCTCATATTGGACATTTCTCTCACCTCGCGTTTTATGCGGGTGCTGTGTGTAGGGTGCGCCTCACCCACGGCGTTAGAGGGTATGTGGTTGGCTGTATGGATGGGCGCAAATAGAAAACCCGGCGGCACACCGGGAAGATGGGAGCTACATTGAGCTTTCGCTCTTATGGTCCTGGGCAGGATATTTGGTTCGCCTGGCTGGATTCGAACCAGCGATCATCCAATTATGAGTTGGGTGCTTTACCGCTTAGCTACAGGCAAATAAAAAGCCCGAGGCGTTAACCTCAGGCTTGAATTCTTTGATACCGCCAGTGCATACAACATTGGCACAATATCAGATTTACATGAAATATATGCGTTTCAGTTCGGTTTTGCAATACTTTGGTCGTAATTTGTCGCCTTTTGTTGTGAACGTGATCGCGTTACCGAAATGAGAGACTGACTATCGAGCCGTGTGAAACTGCTCCGCATTGCCAGCCAGTGCGGAAGATAGGTTTCCGTAAAGGTGGATTTCGCCACGCCTAACAACTCGGCCAACGCCTGGTACTCGTAAACGTCACGCCCGGCCAACTCCGCTTTAATATCCTGAGCCGCCAGCCAGATTAACGCCTTCAGCCTGTCCATGGTCTTGCCGGCCACTTTCTTCACGCCCAACTGCGACCTGAACTCACCCCATGCCCACTGGGTAATCGCCACCTGGTTCTCCCAGCGCACGTTCTCGCTGTAGTTCCAGAGCAGCCATGCCTTCTGGTGCTCCTCGAGCGACAGGACCGCCCGCCGCCACGACGCGGTGGAGAACTCTACCGGTTGAACGAGAGGAATATGCGACCCCTTAGCGCGCGACTGCTGTCCGGGAATCGGAGGGTTGTTCGGGTTAACCAGCTTCCCGTTAGCCGGGTTAATCACCTTCACGCGGGAACGACTGCGCGGGGTGGCGGTGAACATGGCGTTTTCAGCAAAGGCGACCAACTGGCCTTTGGTGGCACCACTCAGATCGGCAGTCGCAACGATCAGCTGTTCACGCACATACTGCAGATATTGAACGTTCATTAAGCGGCTTCCTTCTGAGGTTGTTTGGTCTGGCTGTGCTTTGCTACTGGCGGCATCTTGGCGCGCATGACGCTTTCGGCCTGGTATCTGGCTATCTGGTCGCGGGTCATGCTGGCTCCAGTTCGGTGATGGTTAATTCCAACTTTCCGCCTTTGACGATCGGCATGCGTTTCACCCGGTAATCGTCAACCTGCTGGTCGTCCTGCCAGAACCCAGCTTTGGTCAGCGCGTCGAATGCGGCCTTCTGCAGGTTGTCCAGGTCCCTGCGACGGCGGTCAGGCATATGGCATTCAATGCGGATCTTCACCGGCGCGGCGATGCCGATATCCAGCATCGCGTCTTTGATGATTTGGGCTACGCGATCGTGATAAGCCTGCCCTTCTGTGCTGATGTGGGTGCGCCCGCGGTTGTGGCGGTAATAGCGGTTGTTGCTCGGCGGCCATGGCAGGCTGATTCGATATTCGCTCATGCTTTTACTTTCCCCTCTTTCAGCCAGATAACCTGTGTGCGGGCCATACCTTCCAGCGCACACTCCTTTGCATAATCCGCATCTACCAGATGGGTACGGCGGTCGATTTCGTCGTGACAGCTTCTGCAGGCGATGGTGGCGATCAGGTCAGGCGGCTTAATACCAGTACCACACAGACCAGCCAGGCGGATATGTGCCAGAACGGACGTTTCAGGATTGCCATTGCATACGCCGGGGATACGAACCTGACATTCGCGACCGCGAGCCGCTTTGCGTAAATCAGCCATGTGACCTCCGGGCTTTCAGGCGATCCCACTTCACCTGGGTCAGGCGAGCGGTGTAGCCGAGCAGTGATGGAATTTCGGACGGCTTGAGTTCCGGCTTGCGCTTGCGGCGAGTCCGGACGCGGTAGATTTCGTTGGTGATGATGCGAGCGAGAGGGCTAGCCACGGGCACCTCCAAAGCGGGAAGCCCATTCCATAGCCAGGCGTGATTCGTCGCCCCAGCGGACGTTACGCTCAGCGCCAAAGGCATGGATCAGCTCGATGAGGTCGCGCATCTGGCCGACGGTCATTTTGCTGGTTGACTGACCCAGCACCACGAAGCCATCACCGGCCAGGTTCGGCACGACTTCCTGCTTAACCAGCGCAGCGGTGAAGATGTGCTTCCACGATTCAGAGGAGAGCTTGCGGCCATGCCATTCAACCTGGCTGCTGATGTCGCCCAAAATTGCCCAGAGCTTTGCATTCTGGTCGATGGATCGGGTCATCTCTTTTATCTCGATGACGACCGGGCGCTTCTCGTCGAGCTGCAGCTGGTTAATCGCGTTGATGGCATTGGCGCGGATGTTGGTGTTACGGAGAAGGAATTGCTGTTTCAT